TCGTTATGCGATAGATGACGGAACGATGGGTTATGCGACACCTGGTAATTGCTTTGATGGTGCTAATGCGTATATTTACTTGTTCTATCTTTATACGGGGCTTGTAAATAATAACAGCATGTATTTGCTGCGTATCCCGCGCGTTCAGATGGAACTTCAGAATGGCGCTGCAGCTCAGTATTGGAGTGGTCCTGCTTCCCCTGCCTCGGCCGATTTCGTCAATGATGCGAACTGGCTGTCTTCGGATGCTTATGCGACTCCTATCTATACCTCAGCGGCGCAGGTATCATGGTCCTTCCCTGTCTTCATTCCAGCGTTGAATAGATACCTCTGGCCAAACTGGTATTATTATTCGGATCCACCCAGCACCATCACAATATCTGATTCTTATTGGGTGCTTTTGGAAGCTCCAACCCCTGCTGGTCCTTGGACGCAAGTAGGTTCAACTCTCAACTTTACCCCAAGCGGCTGGTATACACCTGCTGTTCTACACCGCACGGCGGCAGCAAATACATCAGTGTCAAGCGTCCCCTTGACGGTGATGACTTATGATAATTACGAAGCGGACAATCATGATTGGCTTGTTCCTCTCACGCTAACAGGAAGCCCTCTAGGCATATCTGGGGGTTTGGGAGTAGCAGGTGCTGGTGCAACAGTCAGCTGGTCAGGAGCATCTTCGGGTTCCGTGATCGCAGACGGCTCTGGGAATTATAATACGGGAGAAGTCTTGGGTATGGGGACCTATACCATTATACCTTCCAAGGCTGGTTATCGATTCACACCTACCAATCGAGGCGAAACGATTACTAGCGCAGATATCACAGGGGCGAATTTCGTAGGGGTGAAATTATCTCCGAGTGGTGATCCAGCTCCTAAAGGCTTGTGCACAACCGGGACCTCGTGGTAACAAGACGCTAAGACGCCTATGAAAAATGAAGAGTTCCTACTTCCAGTTATAAAACGACACACCGGCGAAAATAAGCCCGGTTCTGATGCCATTCTGCGTCGAATGGATAATGATATTTGTAAGACGTGCCATGAGGAATATAAGAAAAAGTATCCGGGCAAGACTTTCAATATCGTTTGTGAAGGGATTTATACTCAGGTCGATTTTGAAGCCGTAGCTAAGCGATCGCAAGCTGCTGGCGGCAAACTTACGGTAGAAGAAGTGCGGGATATTCTGGACCCTGTTCAATGGTCCGAGAAGCATATTCGTGTCACCGATGCCAATGGTGATATCCATATGTTTACTCCGCGTGATTATCAGGTGCCTGTGCTTGCTTGCACCGCGCGCCGTAAAGTTGATCGTATGGGCCGCGGTCTCGGTAAAACTCTTCTGGGTGTTATCGAAGAACTTCATAAGATTACGACTAAGAAGAACTATCCTGTTCTTATCCTCGCTCCGGCCAAAGCCCAAGCCCAGAAATGGTTTGATGATATTCTATGGCAGTGTGAGAATGATCCCGACCTTTCGGGGACAATCAAGAGCAAGAGACAACAGCCTTACTTCCGCATCGAATTCCAGAATGATTCGACCCTTTCAATCTTCACGGCTGGTTCCTCTTCAGGCCGAGATGCAGATGTCATTCGTTCTCAATCTCCCCGCCGTGTCCGCCTGGAAGAGCAAGATCTGCTCAATGAAGGCGATTATAGCGCTGTAACTCCTCTCCTTCGCCGTTACTCTAATTCAGAATTCCACGGTGCCTCAACACCGACTGGTGCCCGCTCTCAGTATTGGAAGATGTGCACACAGTTCTCGGATCATAAGGAGTTTTATGCTCCTATTATGTTGGATCCTAACTGGTCCGAGGAAATGGAAGAAGCTTGCCGTCGTGAGGCTCGAACGGAAGATGTTTACCGCCATGAATTCCTTGCTGAGTTCGGCGACCTGGCACAAGGCGTCTTCAAGGCTTACTACGTAGATAAAGCAAGATCTAACTATCGTTACAAGCAGTGTAAGTATCTTCCATCCTATAAGTATTACATGGGTGTGGATTGGAATGGTCAAGGAACTGGCACACGCATCCGCATTATCCAATACAACCCTGAAACCAAGATTCGCAGGATGGTGGAATCTGCTACTGTAGATGGTCCACAGACTACGACTCAGGATAGTATCGATCGCATCAAGGACATGAATAGATACTGGCACTGCGAAGGTATCTATATTGATAAGGGCTTTGGCAACGTCCAAGATGAGATGCTTCGGCTGATAGGTAAGAATTCGGACAATGTGGATGATAAGCGCCTGATGGAAGTCAAGGTTATTGACTTTGGCGCCGAGATAAAGACCAATAAGCTTGTTCCCAACCGCGGGGACAGCAAATATGTGGATAAGGATGAAGAGAAGCGCCGCACCAAACCATTTATGGTGGAAGGGGCGGTTATGTGCCTTGAACAGTGTCTCTTCGAGTTCTCCGATGTGGATGACCTTCTGGATGCTCAGTTCCGGGCTTATAGAGTGAAGACTTGGTCTCAGCATGGCTTCGCCAACACCTATGACTGTGGCAAGGAAGGCGACCATGACCTGGATGCCACGATGCTGGCACTTCTGGGTATCGAGCTCAAGTATGGCATAACCGCCCTACCACGAGAAAGACGTTTGGCTCAAATCGCACATGTGGCACAATTAGGTGGTGGACCAACAGATGCAAATGCCGGAGCTATTCGGGCTGCTGAGGCCCGTCAACGCGCTGAGGACTCCTCTAACGTACCTACGCGCCAGTTACCTCCTAAGGACGATGAAACCCAGCCTAAAGTGGTTCTTCCTGGGACGCTATCCCACATTGTCATCCCCGGTCGCGCGCAGCCAGCAAAAGACAGCCGTGTGCCCAGCCGAACAGCTGCCTTTAGACCACCAGGCAATAACAGCCGTGTTCCATCCCGAACCACGCCAAATACGATGGCAGGACAGTTTCAACGTCCCCAAGGCAATCCCTTCGAAAACTCTTTTATAGCACCACGTCCAAAAGGTGGCAAGCCAAATGGCTGACCAAGTCCAAAGTCAACTCGCTAGTGGTCTTCTAAACCAATTCCACGTCTCTATAGGTCTGAATCTTGTCAGCAAGCTTCAGGACTGGCCGGGTCGTCAGCAAACGCAATATGGTGCTCAAAAAGGTTTGATGAATAAAGACTGGCATAGTTTGTCGGACTTCAATTCTGAGATGGCTAAGTATTCCTCTTCCAGTCATACGTTGCGTATTGCGTGGCAACTAATCAAGGCAATCGTTCCGAACAATCCGAAACTATTGGCAACTTTGCTTACGATTCCGGGTTTGGGTCAGGTTGGCCCAGAGATGAAATCATTGGTGGGGATTAGCAATATTCTGGTAGCTCCACAGAGCATCTTACAGAATGCGTCGCAGTTCCAGAGCACAATCAAGTCGGTGAGCTAATGTCGTTTCAGCCCATCAAATTCAAGTATACACCACCGCCTACGCTTCCTCCGCAGGCTGTCTTGGCGCCGAGTTTGAATCCAGTAGGGATAGCAACTCCTGTGTCTAATCAGTTTGGGAGTTCCATTGCCGCACAGAGTAATGCGGCCGCACTGGTAACTAGACTATCAGCCTTGTCACAAACTGCAGCATACCTGCAGCAGGCTATACAGTCGTTGGTGCAGGCACTAGGTGTTACCTTTGATCTGTCGGCTAATCCAGATCTTAGCCGCGCGCTAGTTCAGATCTACGGAGTCAATACTCCGCCGTCATCAATGGATATGACGATGTATGTCTCTCTGTTGGAAGCTGAGATGAGCTTCCTGCAATTCGATCTATTGAATCCACCAGATTCACCAGTTCAGATCGAACCCTTGCAACGGGCAAATGTAAATCTGGCTACAAAGTCATTTGAGAATGCCCTGATATCCACAGGAGTATATAATCAGACTCTGCCGGTATTGTTGAACTCGTTGGCCGGCGATCAGATTATATTCAACTCCTGGACAAATACCTTGATGCAGTATCCAATTTTGTCGGTGCCTCAATTGACACCGGCTCAATTAGCAACAACAGCAACACCTACTGGAACATCAGATCGAGATCTAAACACATCGTCAGTTGATGTGAGTGATCCTATTACGGAGACAATGAATGGAATACTGGACCAGTGGCAGAGCAGCTATGCAGGGATCTATACGGTGGTGGCTTCCCCCGATCCAACTGAAACGTCGTTACCGTCTGTCGTGGCTACGCTTTCTACTCAGCCAACCTCGGACCTTAGCCGCCTCGTCGGGATGCTAACAAATCTGACTGCGTTCGCCCATACACCGGCAATACAAGCAGCGAATGATAGTGCAGATAATCAGATACTACCCAGACTATTGAGTGATTTGGGCAGTCATTTAGGCAACATGGATTTTATGTCTCAAGTTGCTGTTGGACCTTCGGCTACGTTTACCTCTTCTCTTGGGTCGTTGATGTCGACGATGTCGGGAATCAATCCTGGGAGTGTTTTGAATGTAGGCCTCACTGGTTCTGTGGCACAATCTGCGGGTGGGTATAGTCCGCCGGCTCTTACGCCAGCACAAGTTGTAGCAACTGCTGATATTTCAGAAGGGCTGCAAATTCTGGCTGCTAATGTAGCTTGGTCTCAGTCGGCTTCGCAAAGACAGGCTGCTACAATTCAACAGTCATTGCAACGTCTCAGTCTGCGCCGCACAACCAATCAGGGTAATACGACTGAGTTCCTGACTAGCTTGAAATCATTGAGTTCGTCGATTGGTATCGTTCAATCGATTATTCAGTCAGGTGCAAATACACCGACAGCCAGTGGTAATACAACCAGTTTGAATTCGAGTACTGTGGCTCCGGTAGTAGGTTTGCAATCATTTGGCACACTGGTAAATTCATTACAGTCACAGAGTGGGTCGTCTTATGCTGTCGACGGGCAAACGTTGGTT